GCTTGCTTATGGAAGTCACCGCCAAGGCGCACAACACCGAAACAATGGCGGAAGTCAAAGTCAACGACCAAAACACCCGTGCGATCACAAGCCAGAACAAAACCGAAATCGATGCGATTGTGGAATTGTTGCTGCACCACATGGATACAGGCCGCCTAATGCAAGAGATCGACAAGCGCAACATGGAACAAGGCCAGTATGCAACCATTGCAGCGTCCGACATTGCAGAAGGTGCTAGCCCGTTCACCCAGCAGCCACAAGCGCCAATGGAACAACAACCGATGCAATAAGGAGCAACCATGCCAACCGTTACTAGCGAAAACAAAGCCGAACATGACCGCGAATTTATGGAACAAAGGTCTTCAACAATGAAAGACCCAGCTTCGTATCGTTCGTTTGCCAGGGATGCTGCAGAACAATCAAAAAAAGCTGAAACTGCAGCGCATCACCATGAAGCAATGGGTTCACACCAACACGCTGCAATGTATGCCAAACCGCATCCAGTTCACCAGGAACACGAAGCAAAAGCTAAATTTCATGCTGCAGAACACCGTAGACTGTCACGCCTGGAACAAGACAGATTGGTAAAAGCGCGTGAAGAAACCGCCAGAACTGAAAATGCTAAATTTATTAAAAAAGGTGATATAAAGCGCCGTAAAGCTGGCACACTTTGACAACCGAATAATTTTGTGGTACAAACCCACAACCCTAACCCGTGGGGTTCACGGGGTAAATTCTTTGAGGAAACTCAATGTCAGAAGTAGCAGAACGACTTGCAGCCAATGTGGTTACAAGTGAAAATTTAGCCGAATTTAACGCCAAGAAATTGGGTTTAGCTGATCCAGAACCGAATCAGGCCGCGGCTGTTGTTGAGGAAACTCCAGCAGAACCGACTGATGAGGTAAGCCAGAGTGAACCAAGTGGTGAAGATGAAGCGAAAGCAACGGAAGAACGCAAGCCCAACCCAAAGTTGGAAAAGCGGTTTTCACAGATAACTAAAGAGCGCGAATCAGCACGGGAAGAAGCCCGAAGGGAACGCGAACTAAGGGAATCTTTGGAAGCCCAGGTCAGGGAACTACAAAACAAGGCGCAGCCAACCGCTGAACCGAAGTTTGAAGCAGAACCGAAGCCAGAGCAATTTACCGATATGTATGAGTACCAACAGGCCCTCATAGATTACAAGGTAGATCAGCGATTAGGGGAAGAAAAGCAAAAGGAAGCAAACGCTAGGGCAGAAGCCGAACGTCAGAAGGTGATCAACACCTGGGCGAAACGGGTTGAAGCTGCCAAGTCGGAGATTCCAGACTTTGAAGACATGGTCGGATCAGCAGACGTTGCGGTAAGCAATGAAGTGCGCGATGCGATCTTCGAATCAGAGGTTGGACCTCGCGTTTTGTATCACTTAGCTGAAAATCCCGATCTCGCGGAAAAGCTCAATGGCATGACAATGACCGCCGCTTTGAGAATGATTGGTAAATTGGAGTCGCAATTCGAGAAAAAACCCGAAGAGCAATTGCAGAAAACCGCTGTTAACAAAAGTAAAGCACCAGCACCGATTAACCCTATCAGATCGGCAGCCAACGGGCGCGATGTGAACCTGACCAGCGATGGTCAATTCCACGGTTCATATCAAGCTTGGAAGGCAGCACGACTTGCTGGGCGAATCCGCTAGCGAAATAAACGCAACAATCCAACATTTGGAGAAACTAAATGGCAAATAATTTACTAACGATCAGCATGATCACAAACGAAGCCTTAATGGTTTTGGAAAACGAGTTGACCTTTTCAGGCCAAGTCGATCGCAACTATGATGATCAGTTCGCGGTCACAGGGGCTAAAATTGGGGCAACTTTAAATGTTCGCCGCCCTGGTCGCTTTGTCGGAACATCTGGTCCAGCATTGAACGTTGAAGACTTTAACGAGACTTCAGTACCCGTTACTTTGTCTACCCAGTTCCACGTTGACACCCAATTTACAAGCCAAGACCTGGCTTTGTCTTTGGATATGTTTAGCGATCGAATCTTGAAGCCCGCCGTTGCAGCAATTGCTAACAAGGTGGACTTTGACGGTTTGACAATGGCTAAGAACAACACCGCTAACATTGTTGGCACAGCTGGTACACCCCCAACTGGTCTTATTACATATTTGACCGCTGGCGCTTACCTCGATTCCGAAGGCGCACCACGCGATGGTCGCCGTTCATGTGTGATCGAACCCTTTACATCTGCAACCATCGTTGACAGCTTAAAAGGTTTGTTCGTTCCATCTGACGTAATTGGCAAGCAATACCAAAAAGGCATGATGGGCCGCGATTCCGCGGGCGTTAATTGGTACATGGACCAAAACGTTGTGGCACAAACTTTCGGTTCGTATGCAACTGCGACCCTGGCTTGTGCAACCACTACCGCTACTGGTTTCTTAACCTCTGGTTGGGCTTCTACTTCGACTATTGCGTTAACTGCCACGACCGCTACTGCTGGTCTGAAGCAAGGCGACGTAATCCAGATCGATGGCGTGTACGCTGTTAACCCACAGAACCGCCAGGCCTACGGCAGCAACAAGCTGCGTAACTTCGTGGTGACTTCCAATGTGACCGTGGCAACTTCTGGAACTACTTCAGTTACCGTTAGCCCCGCCGTGATCACAGCTGGTCAGTTCCAAAACGTGTCGATCCCGACTGCTTCTGCAACCGCAGCAGTAACACCGTTTAACAAAACTGGTACTGTTTCCCCACAAAACATCGTTATGCACAAGAACGCATTCTGCTTGGCTACCGCCGATTTGGAATTGCCAGATGGAGTGCATTTCGCTGGTCGCGCTAGCGATAAAGAACTAGGTTTGTCCTTAAGAGTAGTACGCCAGTATACAATTAACAACGATAGTATTCCTACTCGCGTTGACGTTTTGTATGGCTGGGCCCCGCTATATCCTGAGTTGGCTTGCCGCGTTGCAGCCTAAACCTAATGGGGGCTAAACACCCCCGTTTCATTAAACATTTTTAAGGAATTTCTATCATGGCTAATCCAGGACCAGCAAGCACCCAAACGATTCACCCATCTAACCTGGCAACGAACCAAGCGATTCGCCTTTTGGCCTTCGCTAGCGCCGTTCCAATTAGTCAAACAGGTGACGCAGCTGTAACGCTTCCAATCAATAACACTTCTTCATATAACGTGCAAAACGTGGCGATCACAAACGCCAGCGTTGACGTTAGTGGTGGTGCATTGGCTATTTGGACCGCACCAGCTGGAACAGGAACTGAGATTGTTACCAATGCTTCATTGACCAGCAACACCAGCTCTACCTATGTCACCAACGCAACCGTTGTGGCTGGCACAAAAGCCACACGTTTGACAGCTCAAACTTTGTACGTCAGAGTAGGAACTGCCGTTGCTGGCGGTACTGTAGACGTATTTGTTTACGGGTACGACTTCAGCGAGTTTTAATCGTTGATAAATAAGGGAAAGCCACTCTCAAAAGGGGTGGCTTTTTCCTTTTTGAAGCCTATAATTCAGACACAATTTTGAAGGATTGAACATGGTCAACACTAACGTGATGCGATACAGCGGGCGCACTTATGCGCTAGACCTTACAACATCGGCAAGTGCTGCCACGTTGATTGAAGCTACAACAAACGATCAAACCAATTACGTTTCGTTGCTAAATACTGGAACTGGTAAGGCTGCCGTTGAATTTTCTAATTCCAGCACCGTTACAACACCCACTATTGCTGCAACAGGCGCAAGCGGATCATTTGTGCTGCCAGCATCAATGACTTTCCCCCTTTTAGTCGCTGCTCCAAAAGCACCGTTCTACATCAAAGCCATTAGTTCAGGCACAAACACCCTCTACATTACCGCTTGCCAAGCGGATTAAGGCTGCCTTATGGCTAATTCAGCCGCGACAACGTCAACGATTAACATCGTTCCCGTTCAGGGGATATTCCAGCCCGAACCAACGTTTGACCTGGTGACGTTGATCGGACCAGCTGGGACACCGTTCTATGCAAACATTAATCCCAATCAATCGGGATTGACGATAACCAATAGCACGATCAATAGCAGCGTAATTGGCGGATCAGTCCCCGCAGCTGCCACGTTCACCAACATTGCAACGACCACGGGCACGATCACAGCAACGCCTAGCGGTCCAAACGATATTGTTAACCAGGCATACGTTGACGCAGTCGCCCAGGGTTTGGCCTTCAAACAGCCAGCAAACTTCACCACAATAGGCAACATCACGCTATCAGGCCTGGCAGTCCAGGGCAATGGTGATTGGACTTCTACATTAACCGCGGGCAACCGCATCCTGGTTAAAAACCAAACAACTGGCGCGGACAACGGCATTTATGTGGCTGCAGCTGGCGCATGGGCTAGATCATCGGACGCGAATACCTGGGACGAAATCGTTTCGGCCTATTTATTCATATTGTCTGGCACGGTTTGGGCTGGATCATCCTGGGTCGACACCAACCAGGCTGGCGGCACTTTGGGCACTACGCCCGTTACATTTACGCAATTCTCGAACAACGCAACATATACAGCTGGCACGGGTCTAACCTTGGCTGGTTTCCAGTTCAGCATTACGCCCGTGGGCACAGCTGGCGTTTACGGATCGGCATCATCTGTTCCCGTTATCACAACAAACGCTAGCGGTCAGGTTTCATCGGTCACCAACACCGCGATCGCCATTGCAAACACCCAGGTTTCTGGCCTGGGCACAATGTCTACGCAAAACGCGAATTCCGTGGCGATTACTGGCGGATCAATTGACGGGACAACCATCGGCGGATCGACTGCTGCAGCCATTACTGGCACAACAGTAACAGCTAACACATATTTCAGCGGACCAGGAACAAATCTAACGGGCACAGCAAGCGGCTTATCGATTGGCGGTAATGCAGCCACAGCCACTAGCGCAACAACCGCCACAACTGCAACCAATATTGCGGGTGGTGCTACTGGATCGCTGCCATATCAAAGCACAACTTCAACCACTACATTCCTGGCAGCTGGCACAAACGGTCAAGTTTTAACCCTGGCATCGGGTGTTCCATCCTGGGCAAACGCTGCAGCTACAGGCGTGACTTCGGTTAGCGGCACGGGCACGGTTTCTGGAATTACGTTAAGCGGAACAGTTACCAGCACAGGCAGCCTGACTTTGGGTGGCACTTTGGATTTGTCCAGCCCGCCCGTTATTGGTGGCACAACGCCAAACACAATAACAGGCACAACAATTACGGCTAACACAAAGTTTGTCAGTAGTTACTTTGATGCAAGCGGATCAGGCGGCGGCGCTTTAAGAACCAGCAGCGGAACAGCTGTTTTGCAATGGGGTGGCGGCGGTGGTGTAAACCTAACGCTGGACGGGGCATTCAACATGAACCCCGCCAATTACAGCATTTCAATTGCTCCAACTGGAACGGGAACGTTAACAATTAATCCAGCCACATTAGGCACGATTAATAACATGACAATCGGCGCGACAACCGCAGCAAGCGCAAAAGTA